CATAAGTTATCAGAGACTTATGAACACACAAATGGATTTGACGATTCCTATTTGAATAGACTTAAGAAAAATTCTAAGAACAAAAAAGAGTTATATTTAACAAAATTTTCTTTTCCATCGATTTATAAAAATACAGGATACAATGAAATTCCGGATGATATAGATAAGTATATATCTGAAAGACCTCACCTAAAAATAGTAACGATTGCTGAAATGGAAAGAGAAGCTTTATATTCAATACTTAATGAAGGTTATAAGAAATATGCAATTTCCGGTAAGATAGATCATTTACAATATCAAGATAATCCTCGTAGGTTACTTATTTTTATAAAGTAGTAGAAGATTCTTGGGGTTGAACAAAAAGCTTAGGTGCTTTATTGATTGTAATCTTTCCATTTCGAGGTAAATGAATCACAGATTCTATCAAAGAATCAATTCTAAAGATTTTCTGAAACTGTATTAAACGATTATCATCTTTTTCTTTCATAGTCAAATCATGACTAAAAACTAAACGAATATCAAGTTATTTTTTATACAAGGATTTGACATTCATTCGAAAAAAACTAAATCCTTTTACTATTTCAACTTGAATTGATAAGAAACCCATTGTATAAAACTGAATTTTCCGTTAAAGAAATAATAATGTTTCTTTAATTTTTGAAGCCTCATCTTCAATCGCTCCGAAGTCGTACTACTTGGTGTAGATTTCAAGAGGATTTTTTATTGTTACGTTTAATAAATTCTACAGCTTCTCCATATGCAGAGGAAAAGTTGTCTTGGATATTTTCAAAAGCCTCTATCCATTTTGGCATAGAGGTAGGTTCGTCGTGATTATGATCTTCCATTTCTCGAACAGCTTTGTTAAGCGTTTCTAAGTTATGTTTAGGTTCCTTAAATTTCATCAAAGGATCCAGCGCGCTCATAATTTCTCCTTCGTAAGAGGCTTTCTTTGAAACTTTATCAATCTAATGATAGTTTCCCAGATCAAAACATTTAAAACTTATTGGTTTAGACCATTTTTCTGGTCTATAAGTGACTTATAGACACAAATAACCGATCGTGTCATCCTAAGACATGTCTACTTTATATATAATTTAATATTCCCTGCAGTTCCGTAGATGTCGTCTTCAAATTTAAAGCGATCAATTTTACCAGAAACATTATAATAGTTATATGATTTAATTTTTAAAGCCTCATCTTCAGATGTTAGAATTTTTACTATTTCTAACTTATAAAATTTTTCTTTAGAAATGCCAAGGTATTCATAATCACTATAATAGCTAAACTCAGCTAGAAAATTCCCAGTTTTCTTTTCGCATTTTTTTCCACATCCCATCATCAAATAACCCCATGCTGCAAGTTTAATAAATGGATTATCTTCATCCATTTCAGCATACAATTCTTTTGTTTGAGGATCAGTCATTAGTTTGCGAATATAACTTTTTATTGCTTTTTTTCCGTAATCCGAAAGCTCAGTCTCTTCGGTTACAGATTCGTTTTTTATGGAAGCAAACGAAATAGGTAATCCTTTAAGCTTTGCATTTAAAGATATAATTTCCTTTTGTTGTAATTTTTTCTTCTTTGTTTTCATTACATCATTATCACCTTCTTCAACTTTAAATTGATTTAGTGATTCAAAGAGTTTGATCGTTTTTAGATATTCCTTTTGTCCGTTGCTTTTCTCCTGCTCTTCGATCTTTTCTTGTTGTTTATCTGCTAAAGTTTCACGATCTTCTTCGGGTTCTTCTTGTTGTGATTTGGAAGAATCATTGTTAGCTGTTTGGTTATCAGAGTAGATAGAGAAAGAAAGCGTAATTAATAATAGAATAAAAACAGAATATTTCATCTTGACCTCTTTAAGACATGAGTAGGGTTAAAATTCAACAACCACTGGTCAATGATAAAAATACTTGATTATTTAAAATATATCTGAACTTGTCCACACCCTGTGAACCGAAAGCTATTTGATTCTTTTACTAATCAAAAAAAAGTTCAATTCGCTAATGGAAATGGGCCAAATGCAGTTCAAAATGGATTTGAATTAGCGGAAATAGAAACTTTGTATTCAGGACTATTTAAATACCGTGCCGATGTAAGACTATTGACTGGAGAAAAATACAAGAAGATTAGATTGCCTGGTCCATATTACGGGATAACTGGATTTTTTTCAGGGCACAAGCATGGATTTAAAACAGGACAATTATGCCTTATCGGGTTTATTCAAAATAGAAGAGACAATCCAATCATATTGGCAATTTACCCATTTCCGGCCGGGGTATCCACTCAAACGAATTTAAGTAAAAATTTAGATTATGATAGCGAAGAAGTTTCTAGTGGGCACGAATCTGGGCACAAGACAGTTTGGACAGAAAACTTATTGAAACATGTTGATAAATTAAATCAGATAAGATTTCAAATTGATTTATCAATCCCACCCACCGTGAATAAACTTGAACATGCTACACAAGGAGAAACTTTGAAAAAAAAGCTGGAAGACCTTATTGATATTCTATTAGAAATCTCAAATGCACTTACCTTACTTACAGTAAATTGTACCGCACCTGGAAATCCTTCTTTGCCACCGAACAATTTAAGTGCTTTTATTTCAGCTTCTAACAAATTGAATTCATTAAAAACAACTCTTCCACAAATCCTTTCTGAGGTTATCAAACATTTCTAATATGAATTTTTGGGATCATTTTTCAGAATCAGAACATGAGCACTACTCTTCTGAGGAAAGTGCTGGAACATACTTAAAATCAAGTAATACAAATTCCTGTGACTTTTGTTCGTCCCATTGGGGTACTAAAGTTAGGCTTTTTGCAAGTTACTCTGATTTTGAAAATTCAGAATATTTTGGAGGAGATGATACAGTTATACACGATCCGCATGGAGTGAAAATAGCTGCATGGCCTGGAAAGAATAATGTTGGGAGAAATGCAAAATCATATCAACTTTGTGCGCCTGTGCACCCTAATTGTGGATGTGAATTTAAAGATTATCGATTTTATACAGACGAATCAAAAACAGAAGAGTTGGAAGACTGGTATTCAAAACTAGAATTCTAATTTTTATTCAGTTTTTAAACGATATTCCAAATATTTATTTCGCGTATTTTTTATTGGTACAGAAATAGGTTTAATCTCATCTTCATCAACTTTCTTACTATTTTCTTGAATTTCTTTAATTGAACAATCTAACACTTCATTGAAACCAATTTCATCGGAAATCCTTTGAATAACTTTTAGTTTCATTTGCTTTGTATTTTTAATTTCTTTCACAAAGTCTGCATATTCCGTATGTAAATGATCATCATAAGAAAATACTTTTTTATAATCCCAATCAGTTTGATACCAAATAATTGGATAGGCTCTACCATTCCAAATTCCTTTTAACTTTTTTAAATATAAAATTCTTAATCGATCTTCTGGTGCATATTTATAGTTACTATATACATCTTCTCGAAATTTATACAAGATATAAGCAATGTTAGCAGAGATAACAAGTTTTCCTTTAAAAGAATATTTTGAAATACGGAATCCAGTATCAATATCTGGACCAAGAAAATCTTCAATATCAGTCTTAAATGAGTTTTCGGATGAGATTATGATATTTTGAAAATTTCCATACTTAAAAATATTTTCAGCTTCTTCTTGATTTAACGAAGGAATCTTTCCAACCTTAGCCATCCAAAGAGTTGCTTTTATTGACAATATTCTTTTCGATTCTGGTTTATGTTTATGTAATGATGCAATACTTTCTTGTAGAACTTCGTAAAAACAAACTGGAGCATCAAAAATATCTTTTAATGAATTTATTCGTAAATAATATAAAACTTCATCACCTATATATTTCCAGACTTTAATTCTAGAGAATTTTTCTCGGAGTTTGCTATCGGCTATTTCATAAAATTTTTGAAATACTGTTGGCCATTCTTTTGGATTTAATGTCTTATACTCAGTCGAATTAACCAAATCCAAAGAAAAAAATAATATATGATCTACATATAACAAGAATTAATCCCAGGCAAAAATCTGTAACCAACGACCTCTATTTTTTACCGCATCCATTGATACTTTAAAATACTCTGCAATTGGTTTAATTTTGTATATTTCACTTTCTGAATGATAGTTTTTATCAGAAATTAATTTAAATTCTTCTGCTGGCATTAAGAATGCTGCTGCAAACTCATTAGCTTCATATTCTTCTTTTGTAAATCCATATCGATATAAAACAGAATCTTTATATTCGGTTTCACCCAGCCATGAATGATTTTTGTAATCATAATTCATGTGTAAAATTAAATGGGCTATTTCATGAGCAATTGAAAAACGCTTCCTGACTTCAGAGTGATTACCTTGTAAGCGTATTTGAAATTTATTGCTTTTCTCGTCCTTTTTTATCAAAGCTTCGAAAGGCAAATTCTCATCCTCAAATACTCTCCCACCTAATTTTTCAACCGATTGAACTAGATCCAATGGAACTTTTAATTCCAGAAACATTCTGAGTTCATCAGCTTTGGCATTTATTTCCTTTCTACGTAAATCATTCATGTCTTTTATAATAATAGCATTTGTATCTATTTGCTTTTAAAAAAATTTGTCCACTATAAATTATATAACAAATGTAATCTTTTTGGTCCTAAAATCAATCAAACTTTATGAGCTATTGGGATAAGCTATAAAAAGAAATTCAATCTTAACTAATTGTTTTTTGGTCCCAATTTGGATCTAGTTTTCTTTTACCCCATTTAACTGAGATAGTCTGATCTGCTTTCCCGGTGCCTGGTATCCAAGTTACGTCTATACCAGTAATATAAAATCTAGGATCATAAATTTCAAGATCACCGTTAAGTGGTTTAGATTGCATTCCCCCGTCTTTATTTACTATTTCCAAAATCATGCCCTTGGAAATACCTCGAAAGTAACCACCCGAAAAAGATCCTGAAAAAATTCTTTCTCCAGTACCGAAAGTATTAAAGATCTTTGTTTGTATTTCATTCAGTTTTTGATTAAATAAACTTTGTGTAGCTGCTGTATCGACTTCTTTTGGAAAACCAGCCCCGTCGAGAACAATAGATAAAACACGTTGACCAAACTCTGCAAGGAGTTGAGGACTATATGTGACCGGGTTTAACATAAGTCCCATGATATTATCAAAAATACCAACATTTACATGAACACCCGAAAAAATATCAGCCGTTGATTCTGTTAATTCAAAATTACTAATGAAGCTCTGATCCACTTCTACGACAAGACCTTGCATCGAATCTTTAGTAAGAGAAACAGAATCTAAGAATTGGAAAGGTGTCTTACGATATACAAGGGTCCCTATAAGCGTATCAGGAGAAGTAATTTTAACTGATTCAAATTTTTTAGGTATAAACAATGATTTCTTTTCGCCACTGATATAAAAATCAACAGACTGATCGTAATGAAAAAAAAGTTCATAGAGTGGAGGTTTTGCTAACGACTCCATTAAAGACCAAATGGAAAGATTGTTTCCAAAATTTTGAGAATTTAACCACTGAAGCGTATGCAAAAAAGCAATTGTATAGGGTTCTTGATCTAATCCTGATAAGGTATCAACCATTTGGAAAAACTCTCTTCCACCGTATTTGCCATTACTCAGTAAATGTTTAATTGCAGAATCCGCAAGAGACTGCATCATTAACGTTGGACTTTTGGCTTCTTTGATTGCATTTAGAACTGTTTGTAATGCAGTTTGCAATCTGTTGCCAGGTGATTTTGCTGCAACAGCAACAGGAATAGTGTTTGAAGGTGGTTTAGAATTATCGAAATCTATAAATAAAATTTGTGAGCTTATGGCCTCTTCCAACCCTTCCCCAGTAATACTGTATTCAGATTCTCCTCTTACACCTCCTCTATGACTACCATCGGATATACGACCTGCAAATTTTGTTTTGTCATCTTCGGTTATAACGACTATTCTACCAGGTCTAAATAATTCCCTTATACGTACTCTTTGACCATTAGTTGAAAAATCATTTCTAGCACCTTTTGGAAGATCGATTTTAAAAGAACCTCCAGATACAGAATCCCTAAAGTTAATACGCGCTATCATATTACTTGGAATCTCAATCGGAGATTCCATAGCAACAATCTCATCTAAACTATATCGTTTAGAAATAGATGTTGCTTCAAACGGAATGAATCCAAGTAAGAATACTCTAAAGGTTGGTTTAATAGCATGAATCATTAAAAATTACGACGCCTACGTAATTTAAAACTTCTGAAATCACCAATCGGACTTATCTGGACTTGATATTCAATCGTATCATCATTAAATTCGAAGGAAGTAATTGATGCGTCTTTTACTCCTAGATCAGATTGTAAATTTTGAATAATTCTTGAAGGAATCACTAAACTAAAAAGTTCATCTGGTGCAGTGCCAGGTTCGATACTTGCACCTATAGCAGTGTGAAAAGGGATTTGACCAGGTAAGATTCTAAGTTTATCTAAGCAACCGTCAATTAAGCAGTCTAAACCACTCGTTATTGCAAGATCCCCTGATTCAACTTCAATGTCATAATCATCCGTTAAACTTATATCTTCTCCAAAATACCATTTTTCTATAATTTCTTGCATCTTTTCGGGAGGTAGATTATCTAGAATACGATGTTCTGAGATTATGCCAGTATCTATTTGTGAGTACGATTTTTGAGACGGAACTCTAATTGATAACCCGACAATATCATCCCCTCTTCCAACTAGCAACATACCGTTGTCTCTGATTAAATCCTGAACACGTTCAGGAGATCCATAATAAAAATTTGATATGCTTTCGAGGGACATGTTTGGCTTTACAGTAATATATGCAAAGTTTTGTGAAATATTTTGGTTATTTACTAAAATCAAAGCAGCACTTACATCTGCAAGAGCCTGCTGAATGTCTAGGACTGAATTTACCATAGGGTCAATCGCAAGAATATATTCATTTTCCGGCACCACTGAGGTCGTAAAAATATTGTTATAAACCGAGGACGGCATTTCGGATTTATTTATTTCTTCTAAAGTAGAGTTGGATGTTATAGGAATTTGAGGGTTATCTAAAGATCCCATTTCCGGAACAATCTGGTTTGGAAAATAAACTTGATTCAAAAGCTCATGAAATTGATTTGTTTTTTTCTTAAGAGGTCCACCTGATTTAGCAATTTTATTTAATGTATTTTTATTTGTTATCTCAAACATCTTTAGATCATTTTTCATGGTCTCTGATAGACTAGCAATATCTTTGTAAAGATCAGTCACATTAGAAAAATACCTCAATGGCCCAGAAATGTCCGTTAGTATATTATCAAACACCGTGATTGCATTGTTTATTAAGGCTTTCGGATCCGGTAATGCAGGACGTCTGAAAGGAGCATTTGACGATAAATCGGCAATCCCAATTAGATTTAAGGACCAAACCCAAGTCAGCGGATCCTCGTTTGATTGTGAAATCTTAAATCCACCATGATCTGCAAATACAACTTCCCAATGTGCGTCTCGATCATAGTCATGAAAAATCATTACTACTTTTTCGAAATTAAAAGGAGTATTCCCGGTTGCTTTCAGTTTTATATCATTCGCATTCGGAAAAAAAGGCGAGAATGTTGGAACTCTATTATCAGCCTTGGACTCATCTCTAATTTCGTGCATTAAATAAACAAGATCAAAGAAATCTAAATAACCGGATTTTTTTATTGGATTTATTCCCTCAAGTTCTTGTAATAACGCGTTACCAATTGCAGAAGCAGCGCCAGCAAGACTTCCAAAAGAACTTGTTGGTTTTCGCACAGGCTGCCCTTCGTATTGCTGCCAAATTTCGCCTGACAACAAAATATTACTGATTGAATTGCCATTATCAACGACTTGTGCGCCTCCATAGGTAGGTGTAACGGAAATATTATAATTATATGAATGTTCTTGGCGCGATAAACCAATTAAAAAGAAATACTCACCAAAAGAAATTGGAGTTACGCCTGACGCGGATTGGCGCATTTGAAATTCTAAACTAAATGCGCCGGTAGCTTCAAATCCACCAGTACCTCTTGTTACGCTTGTAGCTAAAGATCCCATTCCTTTCTAAAGCGAATGACAAGGAAACTACCATACTACAACTGCAAGTATTTTTTAATTGATTTTTTTCCGGCAATTATCTCTTGTCCACTTCCCATGAGCGATCCAAGCCCATATACTCTTAGGACCTTTTCTGGAATTTTTGCAAATTTTGTAAGTTACCTAGTTTCGGCTAATGTAAGGCTTACAAATTTTAAACCAGGTTCTCGAATTCGTACAATCCTAGAAGCGATAGCAGCAGCATTATCTCGTATGAGTTCAGAATTTTATTCTGCTTATTTATATGCCATGAGAAATGCTTGTTATGAATCTTTTGGTTTTGGGCTTCTTGAAGGAAAAAAATCTACTGGATTTATAAGATTCGAAAAATCAGGTCTAACGTCAAATTATAGTATTCCAATATTTACAATTTCACTTTTCGGCCAAGTGTATCAAACAGTTGGTCCAGTAACATTAGTTGTAAGTCATACATCGATTGACATAGATATTCGTGCGGTAGAACCAGGCACACAATACAATATCGATTCTCTTGGCATTGATACAAACTTAGGTCGTGGTGATATTTTTCAAACTTCCGATCCAACCGTTGTAATTGATTTTGATCGTATTTTTAATCCCTACCCAATATCCGGAGGAACTGACAAGGAGACAGAAGAAGAGCGATTAATTAGATGGCAAGAATTTGTTAATAATTTAAGTAGATCTACATTAGCCGGCATCCTATCAGGAGTGAAATCAATTTCTGGAATTGTTGATTGTTATGTAACCGAAAACATAAACCCGAATAGTGGACAGCCAGAGACAGGTTGGATTAATATTTATGTATCAGATGGTACTAGTAATACTGCACCAAATATTTTACAAACTGTAAGAGATAAAATATCCGGATTGTTAAATAGTTCAGATTTTGGTTATAAGGCTGCTGGGACTCGCCTTTTTGTAAGTAATCTTAATATTCAGCCTATTTCATTTAATTACGAACTAGACGTTTTAATTTCTACTCAACTTTCAGATTCACAACTCATATCAATTGTAAGCCAAAGTTTTGCAAATTATGTAAACCGATTAAGAAACGGAGAAGATGTAATTTTTGATCGATTAAAAGGTGTAGGTATTAATGCGCACCCGGATATACAAAGAATCCGATTTGTAGGACTCTCATCGGATATAGTTGTTTCTTCTGGATCAGTTCCTAAAATCGGCGGAAGTGGTGGTGGAACAATTGTATGCAATTTGATTAATAGGATTAGTCCACCGTGATCGATAAGTATCTATCACTCTTCAATAAATCTGGAAAGGTATTTAGAACCTTATTTTATGATCCTGATCGTACAGAAAAGAGTAAAATTCAAAATATAAACGATATTAATAAAGGTGCGATTTACAACGGGATTGAATGGCATTATCGTTACGTAAAGCGTTTAGTCGATGAATTTCCTCTAACAAATGCTAGTGGATTTTTACTTAATGCTTGGGGAGAGTTTTTAGGAGTAAACAATGACTCTGGTCTATCTGATAACGAATATAGAGCTAAAGTACTCTCTAAATTATTATCCATTGTCGGAACATTGCCTGCAATTAAAAATTTAATTAAAGACTTAGATCACGTTGAAATCAAAGAAGCACAAGACTTGGGATTTTTTTTAAATGTGTCCCATCTAGACACACCTGTATTAAGAAACAAACCTTTTGGTTCTGTCCTCACCCACCATACTAATGCAATTTATATAATATTTAATACGATTTTCGATATTGATGCACTACTTTTAAGAACAATTTATCAAATAAAATGTGCAGGCATTGGTGCTTTTGCGGGTGTAATTAATGAATATCCTGAGTTCAGCCACTTGCATTTAGATAATGGGTTTTTAGATAAAGATTTTATAGGAGAAAATCAATGACAATAGTCAGTATTGCTACCAACGATTCTATAACGAAAAGGGCAATATATAATCCAAACCAACGTGTTAATGCAAAAATGGTGGGATCTACGCCAGGACTTGAAGATGACATACTAGTTTATCCTAAAGCAATCATCATGCTCTTTAGAGAGTTATTTTGCCTTGAATCTGGAGAATACCAGTGGTTAGGAGGAGAAATTTCAAATTTCAACACTACTACTATAAATACAAAAAAAGGAGGTATGGTAAAAGACGATGAGATTTATTTTCTTGAGTCATTAACTTTCCAACCTACTCCACAGGCATTTTGGGGGTTTTTAGAAATAGAATTAGTTTCGCTAGATTCAGATCTTGTTGATTTACAATTTTTCAATATTTCTTCCAATTCTTCATACCAGCAGAGTGCAAATACTAGAAAAGTATTCCAACTTAAAATCTATGAAAACTATAACAATACAGCTTCTTTTCCTACACTTACTTCAGGAAGAATTAAATGGTTGGAATATAAAAAAGATAATGCGTTTGGTAACATCATTTCGGTTAATAAAATTATAAATTCTATAAAAATTCCAAAAAACAAAAATGGAACACTCTTTACTGTAGAAGACTTCATAATACCCGTAAGATCAGTCAATGGGCAAACTGGAGATGTTGTTTTAGACCCGATTGTTCTTGGTGATATGTGCGAAGATCCATTCGATCAATTAGATCCATCCAGATACAAAATACCGAATGGACAAACAATTCTTCGAACTGGTATTTACGCAACACTCTGGAATTTAGTACACAAAAATATTACTGGGATAACTGCATCCACTGATCGAATTAGTTGTACAAACCACGGATGTATTGAAGGTCAACTTGTAAAGTTTTCTTTTACAGGTGGAGGTGTCAGTGCATTAGTCAATTATTATGTACGTAACCCTACGACAAATGACTTTCAAATTTCCTCGACCCCAACAGGCTCTATTTTAGATCTCACATCTTCTCAAACAGGAGAGATGCTTACAAATGTGGAATATGGATTTGGAGATGGGTCGACTACGTATAATGTTCCGGATCGACGTGGTATATTTGCACGAGGCGCAGGCGTCCACGGATCACGATCAAAAGCAGCTGGTGGAAATTATGATGGTGGTGCAGTTGGATACGCGGGCCAAGATAAATTTCAAGGTTTTGTGATTAACGCGATTCAATCCGGTGGATCAGCCGTTATGCCCGGAAGTGCAATTGGGACTGGCAACCCGTTATATCCTACTAGCGACGGTACAAACGGAACTCCCCGGACCGGCAACGAAACTACCCCTGCATATATTGCAGTAAAATATAAAGTGAGGGTAGCATGATGAATTATATATTAGAAAAATCAAATAAACAAGTTGTCTGGATTAACACGGACCCAACCAAACTTACGGGTGTAGAAGCATGGGCAAATTTTAAACCAGACCAACACGAGATTGTGTATTCACACCACTACAATCCACAAATCTGGGAAACGTTTACTGCAGTGATTAAAGACGGAGTGGCGCAAGATTTTATTCCCCAAAAAGTATATAATAAAACTTCGGGAGAGGAAAGAGTCCTACATGGCTGGGAAGATAAAATAGATTCGGAAATAGAAACGGAGATAGAACCTTTCAAGGACTCTGCCGGAAATCTGGTGGAGTATCAAAAATATACGGATTCCGGTTGGATAATCAATCAAGAGCGCAAAAAAGAAGCTCTACTGGAGAGAAATAGTCAGATCTTCTATTCTAAGGTAAATTCTTATAGAAGTAAGGTTGATTATCGTAATACACTTTGGGATTCTGGTAAAACTTATTTAGAGAATATTCAAAAAACATTAAATATTTATAACAAACAACAGATTATCTCCATCCCGGAATGGAGAGATGCAAATGACCAATTTCATTCTTTGAGCGTAGAAGAATTATCGGAATTATCGGATCTAATCGAGTTAGATCTTTTTAATACAGGGAGAATTTTATATTCTAAAAAATGGGAAATGGAAGAAAAAATTCGACATTTAGCTCCACAAGAATTTTTGGATTTAGTCGAGGCTTGGAGTTGATTCGTCTTCAGTTGCGTTTTGCGTGCACGCAAACAAAATCAGAGATACAAGCAGCGACAACTGCAAGCGAACTATTAGCGATAGACGTAAATAAAGGATGGGACCCACCGTGATCGAAGAAATCCTTTCGGCATCTGGTATAGTTGCAGGAGTAGCAGCTATACACGTTTTAAAGTATATTTCTGATCGGTGGACCGAGTGGCTGAAATCCAATCGTGATCGCGGAAAGATTCAGAGGGAGTTAAATCGTAATACTTCTGTCCAGGAGCTGCTGGCCGTTTTGCGTGATCATTATAACGCAAGCCGCGCAAAAGTATTTTTATTTCACAACGGGGAATATTACCACAACGGAACCGGCGTAGAAAAATTTTCTCTCACAAATATCGTAGTTAAATCTGGGATGGCTTATCCTTATGAGTTTAATAATTTTTATACCAACCAAAGTATTTCTCAATCACTCGAAATTATTAAACCGATCTGTGAATCAGATTCCGTTTATCTTCTAACCGAATCAATGCCAGAATCCTCCGTTTGGAAAGATATATTTCGGTTTAATAAAATCAAAGCCCATCTATTTGCAAAGATTGATTACAAGGGAAAAATAGAAGGCTTTGTATCTGTCTCATGGCATGAAGATATTAATCGTACCCCTCAAAAACAAGAGATTGAAGAAGCCGCAACTGAAATAGGAATTTTACTCAGGAAAAAATTATGACCCAAAAGGATCTAGGAAAAATGGAAAAAGAAAATGCACCCACAACAAATTTATCAAAAAATTTTACTTTGTCTGAATTAACTGTTACACAAACAGGCATTCCGAACGTTCCAGATGAAAGACAAATCGTAAATCTAAAGCGTCTCTGTGAAACGATTTTGGAACCACTTAGGCAAGCAATTGAAAAGCCAATTATTGTTAATTCCGGATTTCGATCGCCAGCAGTAAATCGAAAAGTGAAGGGTAGCGTAACAAGTCAACACATGAATGGCGAAGCAGCAGACATTTGTGTTCAAGGGTTGACAACAAAAGATATTGTAGCAGAAATCCTAAAGCTCAATTTGCCATTCCACCAATTAATCAACGAAGGCACGGCTTCAGGCGTAACTTGGGTCCACGTCTCTGTTGCGCCTATTGGTATCAAACCGAAAAAAGAAGTATTAAACGCGTTTGGAGTACCAGGCAAAATGAAATACCAACGAGTCACAATAGGATAAGAAAATCTACATAAAGGAAATATAATATGACCAAACACAAAAAAACATTTTGGAAATATCTCTCCGATAATGTGACTAAAGGACGGATCTCAACTATATTAGGTGTGTTGATTGTAATCGGTGCGATTGTATCTGTATTTATAGACAAAGCAGATTGGAGCCAAGCTTGTCTGGCAATTGCGGCTGGGTTTGCTGCTATTGGATTTATTGGCAAAAACAAGGACGGGGAAAGCAATGGATCGAATAGTTTATAAAAGTTTAAAGAACTACAAATACGAACTCTTATTACCCTATTGGTTCCAGACAGACATCAAGACGGAAAAACAAATTCGGATCGAAACTACTGGAATAAAAACTTTTGTATCACTAGATATAGACGGACTATTAAAAATAAGCGCCGGATACGCGTGGGATGGACCAAGCGGCCCGACATTTGATACAAAAACTTTTATGCGGGGATCTTTAATACATGACGCGCTCTATCAATTGATGCGGGAAGAAAAATTAGATCATATAAAATATCGTGATACTGCAGATCAGATTCTAAAAAAAATTTGTTTAGAAGACGGAATGGGCTCGTTTAGAGCAGCATACGTTTACAGATTTGTGAGTTGGTTCGGAGGATCTTCAGCGAAACCGACGGACGAAACGAAAGAATATATACTGGCACCGTGATATATCCTTAAATACATTCCATCTCACTTAACCCCGTAAATGCGGGGTATTTTTTGATAAATTTGTTGTGGGATATTTTCTTAGATGAGAAAATATTATACCGTCATTTATTAAGCATACGATCGCAAAGCTTTTTAAGGTATTTAATCGAAACTAGATATTCCATCCAAGAATTTAAAAAATCAGAAGGATGCTCTTTTAGATAAGGTTGCAAGTTGTCGCAAAATTCAATTGTTACTTCTAAATGTTTTGCAATAGCTTTCGACACAGTATTTTGCAAAACATTTAGAGATACACTCGATTCATTATAGTTATTGTTGGAGAAAGATTTTTTTTTCTTTCTGTCTTCCCTATCGTTAACTTCAATAATTAACTTTTTATTAGGATGCGAAATTGGAGTTATCTTTGGTTTTGGTTCGTTGGTATTATTTTTAATATTCCCTTTCATAATGCCTTCGGTAATTGGTTTAATATTCCCTTTCATAAACTATATTCCTTCTATTAAATTGGTCTTCCTAATCTCTATTGTTCATTAGGTTTCTAAAATCATTTCCTATCTCGCTCATCTCCAAAATACTTTGTCACCACCCACCACAACGGAAGCCAAACAAAGAGGGCAATCACAACCCACCCGACGACAACGCAAGGCACTGTGTAGGTCGATATAAGTTTGATGATTTGGACGTTAGTCATCTGGCATTTGCACATTCTTTGCAAATGTCCTCATCGTTTAAAAAATATTCGTCCATTCCGAGCGGATAAAGTCCACATATTTCACACATGATGTTCTCATGTGCACACCTCCACTTCATTTTACGTAAAAGGGGTTTTAACTTTTTAAAATCCCCATTCTCATCCTCTTCTACATTAATCACTTTTCCAAATTCAGGCAAGTCCCCAATAACTTTAAAAATCTCTAATGAATCTTCTGGTGATACTTTATCTATCTCATATAAGTCATCGAAATCACTATATTCATTATATTGGTTATTAACCCAATATAACCTCTTGGCTCTTAATTCTGTTTTTGCAAAAACAATACAGATATTTTCACATTCGTATGCTTCCGAAATTATATAAACGTTCATTTGATCAGTAATACTCCATTTTTATTTTCAATTCGCTTAATCACTTGGTCTTCCAAATCTATCATCCGTCCTGGAAATGTATTCGCTAATCTAAGTGCGCAAATAACAAGGTCAGCTATATATTTCCCGTACTCCTCTGGTTGAACAGAAAGAGCTAAGTCTTTATTGTGGTCCATATCGTCGGCGAATCCATGTAATTTGCCCGCTGCTTTCGAAACGTGATGAAGAGCGTGAGAAAAATCCTTGTGAGTAAGTGGTGTGGAACGAAAATCTTCTGAATATTTTACAGTCCAAGGTAAGTTAAGTTGCAATTCTTTTAGAGTCATACTCTCCCCTTTTAACAAACATAATCAAATTTAAGATAACGTTGTTTTGAATTTAGTTTAAAATAAATTGTACCATAAAAAGTATCATCGTAATAGCTTGATGGAGATTGATCTATAAATGCAGTTCCGTATTTGCCATAACAATCAATTGATTCATCTTCAAAATGCTCTTCCTTAAGTTTTTTAGTAATACGGAAATTCTCTACCCAGATTTGATCGGTGATCAAGGCTGATTCTGTAAACCAGTTAACCCAATCTTGCCCTTTTATAGTAGCAAGTGCCCGTAAAATTCTCTCATCCATTCTGTCTGTCTCCATTTTTTCTAACCTCTAAAACCATGGCCTCGTCGTAAACATTCAAAGGCATATCTCTATTCAAATAAGTTCGAACTATGATAAATTCACCGATCGAAGTTCTTTTTTTTCCTATCGCTCGAATCCCCAAGTGGATAATTATTATAAGATCTTTTTTTACCATTCTACTCTCCACATGGCAAATGTCTTCCAGCCTAAACCATCCCTCATGGCGGGGATTTAATATAAAAATATCATCACCAATCGAATACGGTAGTAATGACTTAACCAACAACATTCGCCTTTTGTTATGTTTTCCGATATTATAATATAACTCATCTATATCGAGAGTTATATCTAAAATTTCTTCTAGTGGATTCATTGTTTTAATGCTCTTGTAAATTTCCCATAAGACTCACTTCGGTTAAATAATGACTCAACATTATTGCCAGATCCTTTTTTCACGGATTGGAGCAATTCCTGCTTATCAAAATAATAACTATACGTAACAATCTCATTACTAAGCATCGCATTTACTTCAACAATAATGCCTTCATCTGTTTTGTAAAAGTGGATTGATGTATAGGTATCTTCCCGCAAATTATCGACGAGATTTTCGGGTGTGATAAGTGGCGAATAGAGAAGGTTGTATATTTGTTTAATGTGATTTGTTTTTAGTTTCTTCATACTGTTTCTCCTCTGTGATTTTCATGTGTGCATCAACAAGGACCGTCGCAAGCGGTCCTGTTCTAATGTCTAATGTTGCCCATCGAGGACCATCATTCACGCTCACGTGTCCATTATATAAAAACGAAATGATCCACTTTTCTCCTGCAAGCATCGGAAATATCTCTTCGCATAAAGGACTAACCCACTCCGGAAGAGATTCGAAATCGGGAAGTTCCTCCACTATTACTGCTTTTTTAGGCATTTTTATTATTCTTCCGTTATCATATGCCCAATTTGACATGAGATAAAATCCACTTTCGTCTTTATGTTTGGGTAGAAATTTCCATCCCAAAATCTTTTCAGCGATATATTCACGGCGTTCTTGTGGAGTCATTTGTTCTTCTTTCATACTTATTCCTCCCCTACCCTCCCACATAATCTGATCGAAACACCTAAGGAAACTCCCAATAAACCAAACTCAAAGACCAAACGTTTGAGTGGAATCTCAGTATAAGTAAAATAATATAAATTTAATGTAATTAAATGTTTACTGTCTTGAGAGGTAAGGCTATAAGAATGATCCAAGTAAACATTTATAAATGAATCAAATGGATTTTTACCTATTAAATTAATACTACTATTACGCCTTAGCCGAATGAAGAACCATTTAAGATACACAATCTTGCGTAAGAATTTTATTTTTAATGACATTCTATTATTTTCTCCTAAAACGGAATCGAGTTATCGTAATCAAATAAAGACGGCTGAGGATCAGAGTCCATAATCTCGTCATCCTGAATTGACTGTGCAAAGCTGTAGGTTTGTCGCAAGCACACAAACCTACCTCCTAACGTGCTCGAATCAATTTTATTGTCGTAACAGTCGCAAAAAAAGGACTGGCTATTATAATTAGTGCCATTCATTTCGTTATATCTTTTTAATTCACTTTCTTCCTTTTCACAATATTCGTCAAACTCACGTTGCGAGCGGCATGGCATACACTCACCGTTAACAAAATCAACATAATACTCTCTCGAATATTTAACTTTGCAAACTTTACAGGTCATGAAGGAGGGCTTTAGCGAAATCACATCGTTATCAAAATAACAAAGCAACTCCCTATCCAAATGTTTTTTATCCAACGTAACACAGACACGTCGAGTTCTTTGCGTCTTTTCGAAGGAATGAATAATGCCCTCACCGTGCGGGGTCTTGACTCTATCACCGATTTTCAATCGCATTCAATATTCGCCTTTTCCGCTGCTTTTTTTGGAAACTGTTTCCACTCTTCCCCGTCAAGGCGCGCCCTAGAATTTCTCTTATCACCCCATTGCTTAAAGAAGAACGGAACATCTGCGTCTGTACACTGATCACGCAAATTTCGAATCCAATTTGGCCGCACAAGTCTTGCATTCGGGCCTGACTCTCCTCCTGCTATAACCCAATCGATAGGAGATAGCGTTCCCCAAACATCCTCGTAATAGCCCATAGATAAAATATCGAGGTTGCCTTTGAGCGCGTTGACTGTGCCATAGTCTTCTGTTTCTAAGTTCGTTAAATCAATCTCACCTAAAAGTGGTTCTGCTGATATAAATTTTATTTTCGCTGGAGCTTCCATCAAAAACGGAATTCTCCCATCCGCTGTTTCTTGATCTTCAACTGATACCCCAAGCCAAACGTTTGGGAGCGGCCACTCGACTAATCCAGACCACTTGTCGGTCGTCCATTCGTGCGGCATTTTTATACTCCTCGTTTGCCAATTGGATTCCACAAAAGAGTACGCAACGTCACCTATTTCGCCCGCACGGTCTTCAGTTGTTAAATATTCTAACATTCGTTCCGGACGTTTTGTTAAAACTTGAAACGTGTGTTTGGGATTTAAGGCCATCACGCCAAAAATTCTGTCAATGAACGAATCCAAAACATCATCATGAAAAAGATCAGACATTGAGTTTACGAAGATTTTCGAAGGTTTTCGGATCGAAAATGGTTCTTTAAGTTTGTGCTCTTTGAGAAGAATTTCCGAAAAGTCTCTATCTTTCCATTCTCCGAATTTCCGCTTACTTAATTTTTCCGCGTAACAGTTTCTACAACCGGCTGAAACTTTTGTGCATCCAGTCACTGGATTCCAAGTGTGGTCAGTCCATTCTATCTTTGAGTTTTTCATCGTGTTACTCTCCGTATTCTCGATTTCGTTTTTCCGCTTAATGCAAAAATCTCGTTCACAAGGAACCCAATCCAATAAGTTTGGATTTCATTGTTATACAAAGCTGAATGCGCCTGCATTATTAATTCACGAATTATTTATCGTCAATCTTGATACTCATTTTAAGCACCTCCAGATCTTTCTTTTGGTGGATTCTTTTTGCCATTGTCAACGTTATTCTCTTTTGGTTGATAGCCTCCACTTCTGGTGGCATCAACTCTAATCAGTTCTTTGAAAATGACTCGCAACAAAGTTACAATAACCGAATACATAAGAATCAATGCAAAAATTTGAGAAAGATTTAATGTTTCTTTCATTTTTCTTAACTCCTACTCTTCCTTATCAAAATTGATACTAACTTTTTGAATTATCGTTTTTTTTGGGAGATGAATCAAAACTCTGGAAGAAGGCATCCAATTAATATGTACAATTTCGTGAATTCCATTTTCCCAAGTTTGACTACTTGCTTCTACTTCTAATGTTCCGTCTTCTATGAAAGCAACACGATCGATTGGAATATCATAGCGTTTTGTAAACCCATCAACTCCTTCGAGCCAAACTATATATACGGGTTCATTGGTTTCGCCTTTGCCTATAATACTTCCGGTTCCGAGAAATAGAAACCCAGAAATTTCTGATCCCTTCTTATGGTTCTTGATAGAGACTCTTTTTAGTTTAAAAAGTTTATTCCCATATATTTTAGAATAACCTGGCTTGTGTTCGTGAGCGTCTTCGGTCTTATAGCATAAGATCACTAAATAAAAAATAGATACCAACAAGATTATTTTTATAATTTTCATCCCTTATTCCTTTCTTCCATTCCCGCATTCCGAAGCGCAACGTAGACAATATCCCAAACACCGCGTAGTTTCCTATGGATACGCTCTGCCCTGCTCGACTTCCAAACTCTCTTCGGATTAAAATCCTCGCTTTGCATAAACCTTGCATCGTAAGAGCCGTACGCTCCCTTTGTTTCTTTTACCGTCTTTCCGTCGTTTGCTATATACGCACGCGAATGCTCACGTGCTTTTGACTCGTCGCCGTTCGGCCAGATTTCAACTTTAATTACGATCACGGCTTCAATCCCTACAGGCAATGGGGAAAGGACAATTTGGATCATGGCCCGAGTCGATACAAAGTTCTATATAACGTCTAAAGGTGACTACTGCCCCCAATTTTTCCAACCAATATCGATCTTCTTCTGTTTCACCGTATCTCATAAAATCTTGCGTTGCCTCATCAATTTCGCAAACATACTGTTCGTCTGCATCAACAATCTCTAATACGTTTTCTGAAAGAAACTCCTTAACAGACTCACTAGTGCCAGCAATGAGATAACGTGCAAGTTGTCGTAAAGACGGTGACGCCCAATATTCGTAATCATTAATTAAAAACACTTTCATATCGTTCCTACTCCTTGTTCTGGCAAAAAATATCCTACAATCTCACTGCTTTCTTTGTCTGATTTTAGGCCATGGAGTGGGCAGAATTTAACTCCATTGGCCTCGATGAGTTCCGTTCCCAGATGTGGGCATCTCTTGCCATGGCACTTTTTCCCAAAGAAGCCTTTTGCCCACGATTTGTATTTCTCAAGTTCCGGTGCACGGTCCGATGGGTTTGGCCCAAGAAGACCCGTAACATTTGAACGACAAAGCTTCCTCTTAAAAATAATCCCCTGGAAAGAAAACCGTTCTCCGGAGATTATATTTTTTTGACTCGTCCACACTGGTTTGTTTGTAAATCCGGATTGAATGGAAAATTGTTCATTAGAATTTTCTGAAATGAACCTCGCATCAATGTGATAATGATCCTCCTTCGCTCCGAATTGTGGATCTGAATGCTCAGGGCCATTAACTGGGACAAAAACTCTTTTGCCTTTAGGTCCTATTAATTCAGCGCAAGGGATTTTATAAAATTTACCTACTTCGAAATTCATTCACTTTTCCTAATGTTATTCAAAATATGCCATGCAGTCCTAACCACTGCTGGAACTTGTCCGTTTCCAATGGCCTTAAGTCGGTCCACCCTAAAGGCCACCCCATGAGCCACTCGACCCACATTGGGTTCAGTGGCCCACCATTCACCTCGCTGTAAACTGGTCGATCCTTTATAGGATACCTCGCTTGTACAAAGTCCCCTTCTGATTGCATCGAACTTGTTGGAGTTGGCCACATGTTCTTTCGCGCCATTTCCGTCAATGAGGGACGAAACTTTAAACTCCCTAGACTCCGATTCCCGCTCCCACTGCTCGCTACTGGCGTAGGCAAGAAGCCAGATTCGCTTCCGGATGTGGGGAGCTCCGACATCATCAGCTCCCAGCACTCCCCAAGTTGCATCATACCCCATCGAGGCCAAGTCCCCGAGAACTCTGTCGATTCCACGCCGGGTAAGAAGTGGGGAATTCTCCACGAACACATAACGAGGTCGAATTTCGCGAATGATTCGGAACATTTCCGACCATAGCCCGGAACGTTCGTCTTCAAGTCCTTTTCCCTTGCCTGCGACCGAGATTCCTTGACAAGGAAATCCTCCTGATACCACGTCAATAATTCCTCTCCAATTCGTTCCGTCAAAAGTGCAAACGTCATCCCAAATCGGGAAAGGTGGGAGTATTTTGTCATTTTGTCTTTGGATAAGTTGGGTGATACAATAAGGATCGATTTCGACAGCACAAACTGTCCGCCATCCCAAAAGTTTTCCTCCAAGGATGCTTCCACCAGCACCCGCGAAAAGTGCCAACTCATTCAAAAATAACCTTCTTCCATTGGTCCCATACAACGTGGGCAATCAAACGCTCTACTTTCCGTTTGCATATTACAACACATACAAAAATAATAATCCGCTTCTCGCATGTGATCGTCTTCGATTTCAAACTCTACTTCTTTCAAAATCTTCCCCCTTCCAAAAACAATCAATATCGTCCTCGTCCTACTACCAACATGGCCGCGTCACGTGCGTGTTCGGAGGTCCTACCCCTCCATCCTGTAACGATCTGAAATTCCGATGACGTGTACTTTGTTGCCCCACGTTTTGGGTGAACGAGACGGAATGGAATTTCATTCCTGTTGCAAAACTCTTCCCAAAGTTTGCAATCACGTTTAACGCTACCGGCACCTTGACGTTTTGCATCCGCATTTGGTCCAAACCATTTTCTTTTCCGAGCGTCTTCGATGATGAGGCAAATGTCGAAACCTCTTTCCTGTTTCAAAAATCGAATAAATTCACAGGCTCCAAAAAACTCATAGGTTCCAACGTACATCAGTTTTTTATCTTGCGTATCCCAAGCGGCTAATCCCGTTTTCGTTCCGGGATCAATCCCAATCAGGAATTTTTCCTGGATTGGTTCGTATGCGCTCTTTTCGAACGATGGATTTATCTTTAAGCCACTCATGCAACCTCTCTACTCTGTTTGTTTCTTCTCATGCTCTCCATGGCTTCGCTTAACAAACTTCCTTGTTCGTCGTCTTCAATTGCCGTCTTCTTCCAATCCGGACTTACGCCCAACGCGTCACTAACGTATATGCGCTCCGGAACTCCTTTGAGTCTCCGGAACTGTGTCACGAATTCCTCTGTCGTTACCCAGCGACGTCTGTGATCTGAATACCTCGTGACCTGATAACACCCCGGGTGCTCTGCTGTTTGCCCCAGGCAACGAGACGCAAAACACAGCTCACCCGTTTTACGTGACTCGACTCTGTAGAATCGCTCCTCCGTGAAAAACCCGCGATCCTCAACGCGCATGTTAGAAACGACTGCTGATTTTTCCGCAGCCCTCCGCTCCCCCTCTTCAAACGCTTCAAGGAATTGATCGAGTGTGACGTCACGTTGAGGTTTCACGAGTTAAGCCGCGTCGTTCCGATTGAATAGTAGTGGCTGTTCTGCCACTTTCGCAACCTGAACCAGGTTTCCGTCTCTAATCACCCTGTTCGCCTGATCTTTGAAATTCTCGATCCGGGAAAAAAACGACTCTGTTATTTTGAATTCCTTAACGCGGTGTTTTTCAAAACGTTTCGGAGTTTTAATTTTCCAAGCGTCGCCACTTTCTGAGAGTTTCTTGATCGCTTCGATTTGGATCTGTAGTCCGTTTTTCAACGAATAGGAAAACAAAACCTGTGTGGGCTGAATTAGAAAGATGTCCTCCGGATCCAGATCCATTTCACAAACTTCGTTCACGTCCGCTTTGAATGCGTTAAATGCGGTTAAAAATTTCTCGTCTGAGATTTCCAGCTCTGGAAGGACGAAAGCCCGGCGAGAGTAGTTGTCTCGGAATCGAAACTCCATTCCATCCTCTTTGATTGCGAAGTTTACAACCTCGTATTGCCTAAGCAGTTTATTTTGACTCATTTTCCTCTCCTCGCCAGTTCGGCACGTTCAGTTCCTATTTTCTCGTAGATCTCAGTCACGAGCGCTAACGTCGCTCCCCGATCCGCAAGTATCTCGTATGTTCGCTCAATACGATATCCACTGTTAAGATGCCAACGAATTGACGCTCCCAATTGTTCGTTCGTCATGCTGCGGCTGGTCTTTTGAACTTGCATGGCTCCCCTTTGTCTTGTTTAGATTTTTTGAATGTTTCGTAAAATGATTTCGCATATGTAATTTTAGGGTTTGTCGAATTTGGATCGTAATACTCCTCCGGTGATTTTGCACTTAGGATAAACTGTTTTGTTGTCGGTGATATTTTTTGTGCCTGGATATAATCCTCGAAGTATTCAAAATCTGGTTGGTGATTAGTTTGTGTTGGTCGTTCCGAGGATGGCGGCTTTAGCGCGACTATAGTTGATTGTATTTTTTCGTAATAAGATTTTGCAGATGCAATTGTGATCGGAATCGGTTTCCAAAATTTAAGATCGTCTTTGAATTCCTTAGACTCTTTGATCCGTATAAGATTAGATACAACCTCTATAATCTTATCAGCCGAAAGACCAGAAGTCATAAACCAATTTAAAGCGGAAGTTTCTTTTCCAACAGTATGAACGTATTCGATATTCCTTGAAGCGAGAAGCTCTTTTGTTTTTTCGTAAACGTTTACAAACGTAATAGTTTCAGAAGAAACCTCTTTTTCTTTCTTTGTACTAGGTTCATTCGTACTTAGTTTTTCCGTATTAGGTAAATCTATACTATGTTGATTAATATTTAGTAGTGTTTGATTTTCCACAGGTGGATTCCCAGGCGTGGGTTTCCACTCGTGGCTTTCCACAGGTGGGAAATCACGTCTGGAGTTTTGCGCATTTTCTGGTCCAGACGTGATTTTCACGTCTGGGTTATTTCTCTTTTTCGGTATTTCAACAATTCCCGAAAAATGAGGGTTTAACGACGGGTGTTCGTAAGCATTGTATTCGTGGATGAATTGACCAGCAGCGTTTCGGTAACGATTACGATGAAAATACCCGTGACGTTCAAGGTCCTTCCACGCAGACCTGTGCGACGTTTCACCGTTAGACGAATGTCGGGCCATCTCACCGAAATGAATTGCCCAATCGTCCGGACGAGAGAGGCAAATTCCGAGTAAGCCCTTGGCCTCTAACGACAACGTAGGAACAAAAAAGAATTCCGTATTGATGGTTTTGTAAAACGTCTCTTTTTTGTTTGTTCGAAATATTCTAATTACGTTGTCATTACTCATACAACACCCTGTCTTGCTCTTGGATAATAATAAAGCGGGCCCAGGTAGAGAGTATTGTTTAGATAACTATCGAGGTCATCCAGACTATCCGTTACAAAAACAACAGAGTTGTTTTTTTTGATTATAATCTGATCACCAATATTTATTGTTATACTACTACAAAGATCAACGTGATGAAATTCCATTGTCCCGTATTTTAAAGCCATCTTCGTATATACAGTTCCAACAAAATTCCATTCGTTCGGCCTAACTTGTTTAAATTTATGTTTTTGTAATATACTATTTATGTGTTCGTTTTGCGTATCCGCAATCATGATAATTATCCCTTCCTCTCACTGTCCTTTATGTCGCTTTGTCGGGTCCAAAAAAGAAACCGGTTTTGTATTTTTAGCTTTATCAGTAGAGTTTGCAGCCTTTAAAGCGGCGTCCTCTTGTGTTAAATAACTTTTGCGTATGTGACTCCACTTTTGTATAAGATCGTCAGCATCATAATCTTCTGATCTACCGTGTAACCACTGCAAAAAGTAAAACACCGATACAACGGAAATTGCAGTTAATCCGATCAAAAATTTTAAGCTGGTTTCCATAGTTTGATTAAAGTCCTTATACATATAGAGCAAACTACGGAAGACCCAGATACACATGCCAGCGCAAGACTATACCACACGGTTAGTATTGCATATTGTTTGAGTATTATAAAATCGTAATAGTATAGCTCAAAATTCATAGCATCACCAATCCGCTTTTTCGCCGAAAAAATGAGTCGATACGAGATCAAGTGTTACTATTTTTTTATCCTTTTCAGCGAACACGTCGATCACCTTACCTGACTCAGATCCAGAAGCTGTGCCGAATTCTACAATTGCTTCTGGATTACATTTCTCTAGTTTCTTAATTAATGTTTTAACTTTCATGATTCCACGCTCCTTTTTAGCTCAAGATATATTCCGTTTTTCTAATTCTTTTATTTCAGATTTATGGAACTCTGAGATAAAAGAGATATATTGACGATATTCTTCAATCTGCTCGTCGCTATACCCTTCGATGTCCTTGTAACAGTCAATCCATTCTGCTATCGATTTTGATTTATAACCAATCTGTATTCGATCCTCTCCCCAATACGAAACAACATGCATTGATCCCGAGAAGATTATTGATTTAACCGTTACTCCGTGTTCGATCGTTGCTCTTTCTCCTATTATTGCTTCGTATCCTATCCTTGCTTCGTATCCTATCCTTGCTCCGTATCCTATCCTTGCTCCGTATCCTATCTCTGCTCTGTTTCCTATTATTGTTCTGTATCCTATCTCTGCTCTGTATCCTATATCTGCTCTTTCTCCGATTATTGCTCGATCTCCTATCTCTGCTTCGTCTCTGATTATTGCTTGGTCTCCTATCTCTGCTCGGTATCCTATCTCTGCTCCGTTTCCTATCTCTGCTTCGTCTCCTATTATTGCTCTGTTTCCTATTATTACTCTGTGTCCTATCATTGCTTCGGAGCCTATCGTTATATTCCTTTTTTCTAATTCTTCCTTATCCGATAGCCTAAACTCTTCCCAGCCCTTACCATCTACGTATAATAATATCTTGCTCATTTTTTATCCCTCTTTGGTTTTAAAGCCGTGCACGGTCGGCTGCTTTCTTTAGGAGATACCCTATCCCTGCCGTGCCAGGGATTACGCTACTTATTCTTATGCGGCCTCGTACCATTTTTCGAGGACGGTCTGACGAATTAGGTCTTCGTCGACCTCTATAAGTCCTGCAATGATGTGAGTGACCTCATCCAATGATTCATCACACTTATCATCAAAGAGCGCGTCGTATTGATTCAAAATTCTAATTCTATCTCTCTTTTGATTATCCATGCATAGCTCCTTAATCTATTTGTAGATTTTGATTCTCTATTAACTCGACACCCTTAAATGATCTCCCTGATTTAATAGCAGCCTTGAGTTCATTTTTCATTGGGCTATATTCAATTTTTGTAAACTCTTCGCCGAGCACGGTAAGGAGTTGATTATCAGGTATTTTTACATCCAAGGATTCGCTTTTGCGCCAATAGAGCTTAACTCGATCGTCTTTGAGTTTAGTCCCCTCTTGCAGATTAGCTTTAATAAATCTTAAAAGGCTCTTATACCTTTTTTCAAGGGCCTCTCTCCTCTTTTTAAGATTGGCTTCTTTTGATTTTAAAGCTGCTGCCTCAAGTTCGAGTTCGCAATATATGCACCCAAGATTGAGGAGTTTCTTTTCCTTTGCTTCAACGATCTCGTTCAACTTCTCCGCAAGAACCTCATCTACAATTTCACCCGTGTCCGGATTAATCGCGGAGTAGAGTGTCTGATAATACAGATCGTTGAGTTCGAATAGTTTAAGTGTTGCGAGTGCGGCCATTAGGATAAGTCCCCCTCTTCCGTATGTCCAAGCGCGCCTAACGCACGGTCGAAGTGCGTCAGTCCCTCTTGATAGAGTGCGACCTTGTTCTGTTTGCTAAATTCTTGATACATCCCTTCCCACCGTTTCCTACAGGATGAAAGTTTTTGAATCGCTTCTTTTTGAGTTAAGCTTTCGTTGCCCAGGACTCCGTCGATCCATGCCTTGGTATCTGCGAGTTTTGTTTCGAGAGATTTATCAAGTTTTTTTGGAGCTGGTTGTTCTTGCTGCGCAGGGCCGAGCGAAGAAGGATCTTCTTTTTCCGCCAGAGCTTTTTCAGGTTTTGGTTTTGGTGCCACGCCTTCTGACAACCATGATGCAAGTTCTTCCCCAAATTCTTTTCCAGGCTTCTCGATAATCTTGTCCTGGAATTTTCCGGTGCGGTCTTTAGATACGGAAGCGTAATGATCTATGCTAAGTTCGATAAGAATATCGAATTCGTATTCAACACCCTTGCCTTGTTCAGGCGCAAGACCAACGCGCTTAGGAGCTTGCTTGCCACTTCGATTTGTCTCAAGTACGTATTCTGTCTTTGAGCGCATTGTAAAAAAGAGGTGCCCAGGAAAATCGTATAAAGCAGAAATAAGTTTTTTCTGCTTTGGTGTTCCTTCCGACCATGCAGCGTAAGAGTTCCCTGCAAATTTTGTTTTTGCAATCTTATCAACGTCTTCAAGCAACTCTTGCCAGGCATGAGTTCCGGAATCGATGATCAAAACATCATAACCTAATTTGCCCGCCTCTCGCATCATTGCTATATAACTGTCAATTGATCGATCCGTAAGCTGGCAAATATCAAATTCAAATCGGTCCGAATACTTTGCAGATGATCCACGTTCTGAATCAATCACCGCAATTTTCTTTCCCATGCCTTGCGCCATCGAAAGACAAGAGTATGTCTTCCCTGATCCGGACGGCCCAAAGATCGCGGCACGTAATTTTGATTGTTCTTTTGTTGCTTTTACGAAAGTCATTTCCCTTCTCCTCCAAAATTGAATTTTGAATTGCGAAGGGATAATGTCTTAAAATTTAAGATATTGTCAAGAACTAAAGTATTAATTTTTAATACATTAGAATTTTCTGAATTGTTTCTGACAGAATAAGCAATCGCTCCATTGAAGATAAATTGCCAATTCCTGTTGTAATTGTTGAAATTGTTCCGAGTCGAACACCACTCATTTTTGCGAGAAGAGCTGCATTCCCTCTTTTCTGATCCACAAAGTATCGGATATAATCCGTTAGAATCTGCCTGTCCGATTCTTCCGAATCCAGATTTTCCCGACGTCGCTTTATTACCGTGGAAGCGATTTTTTGTAATTGTTGGTCCGTCATCGCTATATCCTATTGGTGCTCCATTAAAATTCCTTAATGCGAAATTCATTTTATCCCTCCCATTTTTAACGTGGTGGGATAATACTGAGAATATCTCAGGTATGTCAAGCTGATTTACTGATTTTTTCTCAGCTTTTGAGCTGACAGTGAGAGCTTGACAATTCGCTCCATCGAAGGAGGTGCTTGCTTTCCTGTTATTAAGTGCGAAATTACGGACCCCTCTATCCCACTCTCTCGGGATAATAGTGCTACGTTCCCTCGCTTTTCTTTTGCGAAGTCCCGGATAGAATTGATTAGAGTCGCCTTGTCCGATTCTTCCGTATCGAAACAGTCTTTCCACTTGGCTATAATCTGATCTACTGATGGTTGTTTCTTTAAAGACATCGGCTTTCTCTATTGTAGTTGTCATCTGTTCCCTCCCGATTTGAACACGGAGGGACTTTGCTGCATTATTTGTAGCAAGTCAAGACAATTTACTGCATTTTTTGTAACTTTATCACTGCTTCCGTAACATCGAGAATCGTTTCCAACGAAGGTTGTGCGCCGGTCCGTGTAACGATTCTCGAAATTGTCGAAGTTGGAAGTTTGCACTCCCTTGCGAGATCGGCCGCATTTCCGCGTTTCAAGTCCACGAACGATCGAATAAATTGTATTAATAGATCGCGATCGTTTAACTCTGATGCAATTTCCGATCGTCGACGTTCTATGATTTTCAAAATAGTTTTGAGTTCGGACATCGGCTTTCTCTATTATCGGTTTTTTTATAATCCTTCTTAAATCGCTCATCACGCCACCTCGTCCACTCTGTATGATTTTTTAATATCCCGAAGGACGTCCGCCATCGCATCCGTCTCGGCCCTCAGCGTATGAAGGAGGTCATCACGCTCTTTGACTTGCCCTTTGAGATACCTGATTGTCTGTCTGTAACTCGCAAACAATGCACGGAGACGTGCACGAGATTCTTTTACGTTTTGCTTTTGTTTTTCCACGGTGCGCATAACATCATCAAGTGAGTCCTCGATAAGCTTGTTGTCCTCTTCGGTTAACTGGATTTCGCTAATGAGGTTTTTTAACTGGCTCATTTGCTGATCTTCTTCGAATGTCATGACAATGCCTCCTTAAAGCAGCAAAAGAAAACTGCTATTATAGAAGGTTTTTTGTCAAGAATTATTGCTGCTTTTTTAGCAGAATTTGAACAGTTTCGGCGATAGAAAGAATTCGCTCGAAGGACGGTTGAGCACCCTCGCCGGAAATAAGACGAGATAAATTTCCAGAAGGAAATTTTGTCTCCTTTACAAGAAGAGCCGCATTTCCACGTTTTAAATTGACAAAGTATCGGATATAATCGACTAACATCTGTTTGTCGATGTCTTCTCTTGAGATACTCTCTCGTCTTTGACGAATAATTGCGGGAATCGTCTTTTTTATTTGTTCGTCTGTTAAAGACATGTGTTATTCCTATTTTCGGAATTTCTAAGATTTTACTCAAGCAATTCATTGCTCCACCTCGGTTAACGGGGTTTCTGCAATTTGTTCACTCGCATCAATCCAGTTACGGACAGCCTGCACGTCTTGAGATAGTTGGACGATATTACGTAGTGCGTCCATTTGGTGGTCTGTGTCGGGGTTCACGCTGCACCTCCTAAGTTGTATGAGGTGCGAATATCTAACCAATGGTTAGTATTGTCAATGATTAAAGTTAACTTTTGGTTAGTTTTTGAATAGTCTCGACAAGAATTAAAATTCGTTTCATTGATGGAGGTGTCTTGCTTTCGTTGATTAAGTTCGAAATTACTGGTACTGCGATATTGCTCTCTCTCGATAATAGTGCAACATTCCCGCGCTTGGATTCCACGAAGTTGCGTATATAGTCGGTAAGCATTTTTCGGTCTGGCTCTTCTGTATGTAAACAATCTTGCCATTTCTTCACAATGGCAAGAATCGTCTTCTGTTGTGATTCTTTGGACATGACTCTTTCCTAATATCGGAAACTGAGTTGATTCACTCAACTGTTTCATATAGCACCTCCTAAGTTGCATGAGGTGCTATAAGCTATAGTTTCTGTAGAATTGTCAAGGACTAAATCTATAGATTTTGTAGTTTTTGTATTGTTTCGGCAAGCTTTAAAATTATTTCCATTCCTGGAGGGAATCCACTTTGATTTAACAGGTTTGAGATTTTGGCATCCGGAACTCCACTCTCGCGCGAAAGAAGAATTGTATTTCCCCTCTTCGCTTTTGCAAATTCCCGAATATATTCTGTCAGCGCTTCCTTGTCTGACTCTTCTGTATCCACACACTTCCGTCTGTGTTCGATAATTTGTTTTATCGTCTTCTGTTGTGATTCTTTGGACATGACTCTTTCCTAATATCGGAAACTGAGTTGATTCAC